CTAATTTAGCGGCAGCGACAGGCGGTAAAGGCTATGGAGATGCTGGTGGATTTAGTACAGCAAAAGCAGGTAATAAAACTGTTCCAACAGTACTTGCAAAAGCAACTAGCCCAGCCGTTCCGCCTATAGCTGCAAATGCTGTACCTAAACCAGCAGCTATAGTACTAAGAGTACTAAAAACAGTTCCAATAGAAGTAAATAAAGCTGCAACTGTAGTAACAACCTTTACAGCAGCCACAGCAAGTATAGCTTTAGCAAGAATACTTTCTGAGTTATATAATTCAACAGCTAAGCCTGCAAAACCTTCTCCTATAGCTTTTATACCTCCAGTAAAATCACCATCAAAGACCATTTTAAAACCTTCAAATATAGTTTTAAATTCATCAAAAGATGATCTTACTGTAGCTGTTATAGCGTCAAATTCAGTAGTTAGAAAATTAAAAATTCCTGTTAAAATTTCGTCAATCTTAAATGCAAGATCTTTTATTTCTCCTTCAGATAAACCTAAAAAGGTTCCTAAAGCACTTGCAAGACCTGCAGATATTTTTTCACTTGTATCAGCGTTTTTGCCAAAGATTTCATCTGCTTTATTCCAACCTTCTAAAAACTCTAACAAACCTACAGTAGCTAAACCTGCAGCTAATATATTCTTTAAAAAGTCCCAGAACCCGCCTACTTTTTTTGCTACTTTATCTAAACCTAAACCTTTAGCTAATTTACCTAATCCATCTTTTATTTCATTAAAACCATCTCCAATCTTATCTAATTTACCTAAATGTTCAGATCTATAATCTACACCTAAAAATTTAGACAAAGCATTATATTGTGAGTTTTCTTGATCATTATTAGCATTATCTAATATATCTCCAATAGTAATACCATATTGTAGAATCTGCCTTTGTTCCATTATTTCAGCTTTGGTAGACTCTAACATACCTCTAAAAGATGCAGCAGGAAAAGCTCTATAATTTTCTTCTAAGATATTTTTAAGCTCTTCAGTAGTTTTACTGTTAGCAGCTAACTTGTTTTTTATTTCATCAAGTTTTTTTTGTTCTGGTGTGTCTGCCATTATTTTTGTTTAGCTTTCATTTTTTCATTTTGTTCTTCTATATGTTGTTTTAGTAGTGCAACATATACTTCCCTCTCCCATGGCATCATCTCTTCTATTTCAAAAACTGACCAGCTATGTTGCTGTTTAAGTGTAAATATTAACTGGTAGTAAGTTAGCAAGTTAATATGAGAGAGGGATATTAGAAAAAATCAGATAGCCCCTCCAGTTTGTTGTTTTGTTCATTTCCACAATGAGTGCATGTAAAAGATATTTCTTTAGTAACTTTAGGCATTGAGTTAATATAATTTTGAAACGGTTGAAATTGTGACGAAGTAAGCTGTAAAAGAATATTAGATACATCATCATACTCAACAGGTGAAACATCAATAACATCTTCACCATAGTAAACTTTGTTAACACATCTTGATAAAAACTTTACCACTCCATCTGCATTTTTTGCGGGTACAGCTACATCATCAATATTTGGTTCTCTCATTTCAAATATAAGTTCATCGTTAACTTTAATATTTTTTACTCTTTCGTTTTCAGTATTAACTGTAACTTCTCCAAGATCAACTTTAACATTATTTTGAGTATCACAGTTATTACACTTTACTCCTATTTCAGCTATTTCTCCTACTGATTTAGATCTTATTTTTATAAAAAGATATTCAATATCATAAGAAGCTAATTTTTCAACTTCTACCCCTTCAGTACAATTCTCTACTACTTTTTTAAGACTATCAACCATCTGTTTGTCATCTTTAGATTCTGCTGCCATAAGTAATATTTTTTCATCTTTTACTTTAAAAGGTTTAATACTTATTTCTTTTTTACTTGATGGAATTATTTCTCTGTAAGTAGGTGTACTAATATTAATATTTTTTAGTTGGCTCATCATTTAATCCTTTCATAATTATGATACTTAAACGTAATAGTAAGTCTAAGCAATTCGCCTTCAGTAGATACAAGTTCTTGTACACCTACATTAGTAGGGTAAACTTCATTGAACCTATACTCCGCAACTTCTTTTGACCAGCTTTGATTATATTTTGATATCTCTAATCTACTAGCATAATCACTGTAATATGCATGAGATTTACTAGAAGGGTTAAATATAAGATCTTGCCAGTTTTCAAAAAATCTTCTTTCTCTCAAATCTTCTGAGCTGTAATAAACTATAGTAAGATCACCATGCTGATGTCTTATTCCAATATTTCTTACTTCTCCATAG